ACATCAATAGTATCACCATCAAGGACACGATTAATCTCCGTCACTCGGAAGTTGTAGCAGCTCTTCCTGCTTGGGGGTGTCAGTCCTGCCATCTTCTAACTCTGCAAATGCTTGTCTTAGTATGTATACAACATAACCTAATGCTAATACAACAGCAATAACCACCAAGATAATCACTGACCATACAGGATCACTTGGGTAGTCAAGTGGACGTAATAATAAATTCATTTCTTAACTGGCCAAGTAAGTTCCATTCCTATTGTAAGCAATAATATAAATCCAAATACAAATACAGCACTCATAATTCAATAATAGATAAGAAAAAAAGAATTACTCCAAAGGAGCAAAACAAACCAGTTAAAATAAGTGGTATAGAATTATTCATAATCTATTATTACTATCAGCAGAAGGAATTAATTGATATGCCATCTTATCTCTCAACTTATTTACACGTTCTTCATTATATTGTTTAAAATTACCTCTCTTCTCTACCTTCTTGTAGTAATGTAGTGCGTTGAGGATAATTGCATAGTCCTCCATAGTAAGTTCAAAGTTCATAATTCATTAAATCGATAGTCCAACATGATTCTGTATAGAGAATCTCTCATATACCATAAATGTTCTTGTTCTTCGTATGGTCTAGCAGGAGCACCTGGCCAATACTTAATAGTTTCTTGTACAGAATAATGTAATAAACGTATATCTTCTATAGTTAAATTTACACTGTAGTCTGGTTCTTTATCGTTCATGGATTTCTTGGATCGATTCCTAAATCTTTTAAGTATTCTACCCACCAGTCAGAATCTTTAATGTATCTCCAATTAGGAACAGGTTTACCATGAAGCGAATAATACTCGTTAATCGCTTCATCGATAGTCTGTGCGATCTCCATATTCCTCTTCCTCTTCATCAACATCTGCATATGCATTTTCCAAGAATGGTCCTCGTTTTCGTGAAGATTCTTTTCCGACATAAGAGTTTTCGGTGTTAACTGCAGATACCCACACTCCAAGTTTCATTACTATAAAAATAATAACCAGTGGTGTAAAGCAACCGATTAAAATTACTGGATTCATTTATGTTTCCTCGTAAAAGGTTCCCAGTGTTCCCAATTATATTTATGAACGAGATCCATTCCTATTACGGGGACAACTAATAGAATAAGACACATAAGACCTAGACTCCATTGATGCTCCATCGTATACTTAATTATAGTAAGCATTATTCATCCCCCATAAAACAAATAGTAATATTGGCATTAGAATTAAAAATGGTTTAATTGATTTTTTCATTTTTTTCTATCCATAAGTCTCGGAAATAAAAATCGATAGTGGTTAGTGTTCCTTCTGGATGATTATCAGTAGAATTTGCCCAAAGATAACTAAAGTGCATCATTTCCATAGTGATATGATTTGGACCATACATTCTTGCAAATGATGACAGAACAAAATGATATCTTTTTTTTAATTCTGGAGACCATTGCATACTATCGAACATCATGTCCTCCAAACATGGCTCTCATACCATTCAGAACCTTGGCAGTGAAAGCACCAAGACGGCGCGACTCAAAACGTGCAAACAACGCACTGCTGATGACAGGAGCGGGAACGCCAAGATCCACAGCAGCGTGAACAGTCCAACGCCCTTCACCAGAATCTGATACTCCCCCATCGAATTTGCTAAGCTCACGATCGCTGCGTAATACATCAGCGGTAAGATCGAGCAACCAACTACCAACCACGCTACCACGACGCCAACACTCAGCGACTTTAGCAACATTAATGTCGTAGCAATAATCTTCTGGACAATCCATAGGGGCGACTTCTGCATCTCCTTCTTTGACATACTTAGCACCAGAATTTGCTTCATGTAAGATGTTAAATCCTTCTGCATATGCTTGCATGATTCCATATTCAATACCATTATGAACCATTTTTACAAAATGTCCAGCACCTGGATCTCCACAATACATCCATCCAAATTCTTCTGGATACATTACATACGAACCATCTCCTGTGCGCTCGGCAGCACCAATTCCTGGAGAGAGTGCATCGAAGATAGGGCGGCATACATCGACTGCGCTGCTTCTGCCACCAACCATAAGACAGAATCCACGCTCCAAACCATAAACACCACCACTAGTACCACAGTCAATATACTGGATACCCAATTTCTCAAGGCGTTGTGCTCGCCTCCTTGAATCCTTAAAATTGGAATTGCCATGATCAATAACAATATCTCCATCACTAAGAAATGGTAGTAAGTCATTGATAGTTTCCTCTACAAGTTCGGCAGGAATAACAAGTTGAAAAATACCAGGAACTTTACCAGCACTAGTATATTGTTTGCTGTCAGATTTAACTGCCTGGACTAGACTTTCTAATGAAGTAGTAACACCACTTACATATCCTGCTTCATATTGCTCACATGCCTTCTCGTAATTATTTCTATATCCCCACACTTCAATACCTGCTTGGATCATACGGCGAGACATTCCCTCACCCATGCGTCCCAAACCAATCATTCCAACTTTCATAATTTTCCTATAAACTAATTTTTAACCATGGTAACATCGGAGGGATCACTCCGATAAGTCGAAGTAAACCCTCAGCAAAAAGTGCGAGAACAACCCAACCAACACACATACTGATAATTCCAGCGTTACGATTATGTTTTCGTATGGCATCATTAATCATCTCCTGACATTCTTTTTTTGTTATATAATATTGGGATGCCATCTCTATTATGCGTTATCAATTGTGAGCATTTGTTCAGTATAAACTCTTAGTTTATTTTGTAGGTCATCATAAACGTCCCACATATGTTCGGAACCTGTTTGTTCCTTATACATTTCACAAGCACGTATTAGTCTTGAAATGTCGTCCGAAGAAAGTCTCATAATATATCACCCTGTGACAGAAATATTTATGGCACACCCCCTATTGACATCCGACCCATGTGATGGTATGATAACCTTGTTAAGTAATTGTAACTCTGTGTTGAAACGAACTCTAGCATTGACAGCACTGACATTAACTAGTTCTGCTTGTGCATATCCTTCTATTACTGAGATTGATTCTCCACCTGTTGTAGAAGTTCCTATGATACAATATGAACTCACATGGAAATGTGAAGAATGCACTCCAGAAGAGCAGTATGTTCTTAAAGAACTTCAAGAACAAACTAAAATCAAAGATCGTAATGCTCTTGCCACGATCATGGGTAACATCAAGCAGGAGAGTAAGTTCATCTCCAACATCTGTGAAGGTGGAGCTCGTGTCTCCTATACTGAATGTAAGGTTGGTGGATATGGTTTGATCCAGTGGACTAGTATTGGACGCTACAAGGGTCTCGGAAACTTCTGTGCTAAATATGTGTGCGATCCCAGTAGTCTGGAAGGTCAGACTCGCTGGATGATTAACGAACCTATCTTCCAAAAAGTCCTTCCGGTATTTGAAGGAGGTGGACAAAATGTATCTTATTACATGAAACCTGCTTACTACTGGTTGGGATGGGGAATTAAAGGTAATCGCGAATTATATGCATATGACTACACCAAAAAAATGATTCTAGTATGACTTATCCAGCACCAAAATATCTTAAAGACGACCCTTGGTTTGGCCCTGCTTATTTTTCTCTTTATCAAACAGAATATAAACTTGCTTACGATCAAGCAATTGCCGAAAATTTATTGTTAGTTGAGACTTCTACCGAGGTAAAAAATATTCATGATGTGATGTATACTATTGCAACTAGTCATGGTAAAACAACTACTCAACTCAATCCAATGCCTACATTTGGTGGCGGATCTGAAAATGTTTGGATGTCTGGTGCAGGAGTATATTTGACATGATAGAAGATTGGCGTTATAATGAACAGAAGATGGAGACTCGTCAACGTGCGTACTCTATTCTTCTGCATCGCTTCGGATCCGAACTTGACAATAGTGGAGTTCCCCTATATAATATGAAAGCAATCACCGAGTGTGCCCATGATTGGGTGTCGCAAGGAAACTCTAGATGTGATGGGATTGTTGCTTACTTCAAAGCATATTATGCTTGAAGTTTTTTGACTCAGTAGCTCAGTGGATAGAGCAACTGCCTTCTAAGCAGTCGGTCGTTGGTTCGACCCCAACCTGAGTCGCTTAATCCTCTATAGCTCAGTTGGTAGAGCACGGAACTGTTAATTCTGTTGTCCCTGGTTCGAGTCCAGGTGGAGGAGTCGCTCGAATAGCTCAGCGGAAGAGCACCTCCTTTACACGGAGATTGTCGGGGGTTCGATCCCCTCTTCGAGCATTGTCACTATTAACTATGGACAAGCAAAAAATCAAGACACAACTCAATCAACTCCAAATGGAGGTAGCATATATGCGAGGTATGCTAGAAAATCTTAGTATTCAGATGCAAGAAATTTACGATTCATCTGAACAATCTTCTAATAAAGAAATTTACGAGCATCCATGGTATAAGTATAAGCGTGAACAAATTCTTGCTGAAGAACAATCACTTAAAAACTAATCACATTATATAAATCAATGAAAATTTTCCTAGACACTGCTGACTACGAAGCAATTGCTGAACGCTACAAGACTGGTCTAGTCGATGGCATCACCACAAACCCTACACTAGTTCGTAAGTCTGGTGTAGACTATGTGGAGTTTATCAAGACACTAGCAACTAACTTTGCTTTTGAAAGCATTTCTGCTGAAGTAGAAGGTGAATCTTGCTTTGAGATGCTTACCAATGCTATTAAGTATCGTGATATTGCTGACAATGTTACGATCAAACTGCCCCTCAATGTAGAGGGTCTGAAGGCATGTAAAGAACTCACTGCTCAAGGTGTAGAGACTAACGTGACACTATGCTTCAGCGCCGCTCAGGCAGTGATGGCAGCGAAGGCAGGTGCCACATACGTCTCTCCATTTGTAGGACGTATGAATGATAACTCACTCAGTGGTGTTGAACTTGTTCGTGCTATCTCTGGATTGTATTGTGCTCATGGTGTTCGCACCAAGATCCTTGCTGCCAGTTTGAGAGATGTCCACCATGTCTCTCGCTGCTTGATGTATGGTGCTAGTGTAGTCACATTACCACCTGCTGTGTTTGATAAGATGTATAACCACGTCTTGACTGATGCTGGTCTGGCAATTTTTGAAAAAGATTTTAAGGAGATCAATGGTTGAAGTTCCGTTCGATGAATTTGAAAAAGACTTTGATGCCTACATGGATCGCATTGAAGCAGGTGAAACATTTATTGTTCGTAAACCAGATGGAACTGCTGTCATGGCAGTCCCTGCTGATGAATACAAAGAATTAGCAGGTCAGGTTACTGATTCTGACTGGGAAGATATGATGACAACACATGATGATGCTAGTTAAAAAGTGTATTAGACTGATCAAAAAGATTCCAGAGAGACACTACTTCCCTATTTTTGTTATTGTATCTCTATACTTCATCGTTCCGATGAGTGAGGTTGTAATAACACTAGGTGCTATTCTCTACTTCAAGTTTGAAAAGAAGATCGCTCCAGTGATTGGTAGACTTACCAAGAGACTACCTAACTGGTTAACATATGGTGGTAGTATC